TACTATTAATATGAGTTTTAGCTTCCTTGCCACTAACAAGAAAGCTTTTTTGTGAGTCTAAGGCTTCGGCTGGGGTGTTATATTGATTGTTGTAAACAATATATGTATCGCATAGCGACATCTGATTATATGACTTTAAAGAATTATCGGAGATTTTACAACCATACGGCACACTCAAAATACGGCAAGTATGAAAAGCTATTCAGGAATTATTAAATTAATTACTCCTTAGAACGAGTTAAAGGCTTAATCTAAAAACCTGACCAGTAATTTACTCAAAATGAAAACTATGAAAAATAGTGAAGTAAATGAAGTTAATATATCTCTATTCTATAGGGGGATATAAGGGGGGAGATAAACTCCGATTGCAACCTAAACTCGGCAAGTATACATTTATAAAACAAAGCAATAAATACTTTATTTTAATTTATAATTTAATAAAAACATTATGATAAACCTACTCCAAGCCCAAGCTCCAAGAAAACTAACCCAAGCAGAACAGCAAAACAAAGATATAATAAAACAGAAAATGGAGGCTTTAAATAAAGATACATATAAGAATATAAGGAAGATAATCAAGCTGTCAGCAATTGAAATGGAGTTAAAAGACCCTGCGACACCCGATACAGATAAATGCAAGCTTATGCAGATATTAAATAATTTATAAATAAAACTATTATGAAAAAAGAAAACATAAAAAACATATTAATAAATGAAGCATTAACAACAAGAAATCTTGAAAACTACAAGATATGAGATAGAGTATGAGCACAGATAGTGGGTACAGATAAGTTTTGAAAGCTTGCTTTAATTGACAAATCATTATTTTATAATTAAAAAGTTATTATATTAAAAATGAATAAAATAAAAACACTCCTAGTCTGGACGATAATAATAGTTGTATTGTTACATTTGTGTATTGATATTTATATTTTTATAAAATAATAACTATGAACTACAAACAATTGAGAAAAGGCAGTAGACTTTGATGATTACTGTCTAGAAACCTCATATAATTTTGACACAACAGAGAATTTTGATTATAATAAAATAGCTTTAGATTTTAAAAAATGATTATGAAATACAAAAAAGAAATAAAAATAGAATACAGAAAAACAGGTGTTCTAACTCCACAAATGAAAAAAATACTTCGTGAAAAGTGAATAATTAACTGATTTTGACCATCTAATATTTCTTGAATTGCAAAGTTTTTAATAAATAAATTAAAAAAAATAGCAATAAAAAGCGGAAGAACCAGATTTGAATCCGATGCAGACTACCACGACTACAACTACTATCTAGGAGGCTCTGAGAACGACAGGAAAAAAGCAGATAGGGGTTTTTTTCAAAGATTAATTAAAGACACCCTAGAGCTTGATTTATGATGATTTAGTGAATTGTATTATGTGGGTGTGTGTATTATAGCTTATAGATTAGTTAGGAGATTTGGAAAAAAGCATTTTAATTATAAAAAATAAAATTATGATAAAAAAGCCCCTTAATATGTCAAGGCATATTAAGGGGCTTTATTTATTAAAATTAAAAGAAAACACAAAAAAGATTTGACAAAACATATAAAAAAGAATATACTAGTATCACATTAGGGAGAACCTAATATATTTATTTTTTTAACTATTTTATTATGAATACATATAAAGTCGAGACAAACAAAAGAATTATAAATACAAGAGCTTCTTATAGAGAAGATGTGGTAGGTAATGCAAACATAGAAGAATGAGAAAAGGTTTTATCTATTAAAATTCAATATTAACCACAAGCCTCTGAACGGCTCTAAACTTGCCATACTCACTCTCCCAGTGAGTAATCCTAAGCAAGATGTGAAACTGCTTGTAATTTTATTTATAAATTTATAATAAAATGATTTTAATTAAATAACTATGAACACTAAAATAAAAGAATATGAAATAATCCTAAATGATAATGCATTAGGAGAAATAACGGTATATGATAAAGAAAAATCGGCAGTAGATTTGAAATATTATTATAAAGTGAAAATAGATTATTGAAATTGGAGTGAGTACAAGTATTTTGAAGCCAGAAAAGAGGCTTTATGATATGCTGAGAGGTTGATTAAATCTGTGAGGTTTTGTGAAAAAACTTATACCAAAGAGGCTTTATATAAGAACTAGGAAAACAAAGATTAATAGATTTGTCGAATGAAATAATAGAATTAGATGAGTGGAACAATTGTTAATTTAATACTTAATAATTTAATCTTATGGAACTAACAAAAGAGAAAATAGAAATAATTAGTCATATAAAACCATTTATGGATAAAACATTAAGTGATGGGTGTTTAATTAGATTTGACAATTCTTGTTACAGAGTAATAGAGAATTTATCAAATAGAAGCCTTAAATATTTAGAAAATATCAAAGTATTGATTGATAATAAATGAACTATTTGAGAAATAAACTATCAAGATTGAATTTATGAAATAATTTGACATTATGAGATAACAGCAATATATAAATTCTGTTATAATGAAATAACAAACTGGGATGAGAAGTTTTTTTATTGTTGAAAAATTAATAAGAAAATTCCAAACAAACATTTATCATTATATTTACAAGAAGAGGATAAAGAAATTTTAGAAATTTTAAATTTAATTAATAAAAGGAAAAATTTTGGAAATCAATAAATAAAGCAGTTAAATAAATTTAATTTTTAAGAAAAAATTAATATAATAGCTAAGAGTTAAAACGAATTAAATTGTGTCGCAACAATATTATAGACAGTGTTTTTGGGGTTTTTAATTATATAAAATTATGGAACAAAGAAAATCATTTATATTACATTTTGATAGCTTAGATGTTATAAATGAATTGTCAAAGGAACAAATATGAGATTTATTTATAGCTATAAGAGATTATAATTTATGAAATAACATAAAATTAAAATGATTAATGAAAGCGATTTTTATACCTTTTAAAAATCAATTTGATAGAGATTTAAAAAAGTATAAAAATATTTGTAATAGAAATTCGCTTAATGGTGCTAAGTGATGAAGACCCAAAGAAACCAAAGAAACCCAGTCGGTTATTCCAAAACCCAAAGAAACCAAAGAAACCCAGTCGGTTATTCCAAAACCCAAAAAAGCCGATAATGATAGTAAGAATAAGAATGATAGTAAGAATAAGAATAAAGAAGAATTAGAAAAAATAATAATACATCGGAATAATGTTTTTAAAGAAAAAAGACAAGTGACTCCTGATTTATTAAAATATTATAAGATATTAAGAAAAAAATATAGTATTGAAGAATTTAAGATTTGATATAGTAATTTTTGTAAGAAAAAAGAAAATAAAGATAAAGAGTTTATACTTAGTCCTGTATGATTTATGAAGCAATCAAATTGATTTATTAGTTATTTATAATTTAATTATTAAAATATGAAAAAATTACCATATTCATTAGAAAGTGAAAAAGCAATATTATGATGTATTATTTTTGATAATTCTATTTTATCAAAAACAGATGCAAAAGAACAAGATTTTTATGATGACAGAAATAAATTAATATTTAGAATATTTAAAACCCTAAAAGAAAATAATAAAGATATTGACGTTTCTATTCTTAGAGATTTTATATATGCAAAGAAACTTGAAAGCAAAATTTGAGGTTATTTATATCTAACTGAGCTAGATGAGGCTTGTTCGCATTCTACTTTTTGGCAAACTTATAATGATGAAATAATTCAAAGTTCACAAGAAAGACAAATAATTTTAAAATGAAAAAAATTACAAGAACTTTGATATGAGTGAAAAATAGATGAGGCTTTAAGTGAAATAGAATTTGATTTTGAAATAAAAAAAAATAAATGAGCGGATATAATAGAATTAACTAATAGTTTTACTGATTTTGTAGATAATATTAAGAAAAATTGATGACTATGATACAAATGACCTTTCCCTATATTAGACAAATATATATGAGGAATAATAAAAGCAAAGGTATATACAATAGTTGCATACTCAAATGTTTGAAAATCTAATTTTTCTTATTCTTATGTAGTTGACGCTTTGCAAAAATGAAAAAAAGTATTATTCTATTCTTTGGAAGTACAAAAAGATTTATTATTTATGCAAATACTGAAAGCTTATTACTGAATAAATCAAAATGAATTATTAAAAGATGATTTTGTTTATGATATGGAGGATTTTAAAAATTTAATTGTATATGATGATGTATATGAATTAGAAGAAATAAAAAACATAACCCGAACACAAAAGCCTGATTTAATATTTATTGATTTTATTCAAAATGTTAAAACAAAATGAAACTGAGAATATGAGCAGATGACAACTATAGCTCAAGAGTTGCAACGATTTGCTATTATGAATAATATAACTATATTTTCAATTAGTCAAGCGAATAATGAAAGCAGATTTAAAAATGCAAACAAAATACAACCCAAAGGAAGTTGAGCAATATTTGCAAGTAGTGATGTAATACTAGCTTTAACTAGAGACTGACAGAATTTAAATTTAAATATATTGAAAAATAAATTTTGACCAGCAGATAAAAATTTTCTTGTTGTTCCTGATTTTACAAAAATACAGTTTAAAATTTCGAATGAAGTTCAGGAAAAAGAAATAAAAACTAATTTTAATTTATAACTTTAAAAAATGAAACACATAAAACAAATAATAAAGCACAAATATTGAAATGACTTCTTGGGAAGAATTGCAAAATGAATGAGGTTGGGAGAAATGTTGTTTTTCAGACTTTTATGAATGAAGATTTTGAATTCTGAAAATATGGATTAGTGCAATATGGAATCCATCAGATGAACCAAAAAACTTTATAGAAATAATCTGAAATAAGTTTGAAAATCCTAATTTATTAAATAAACAACTATGAGAAAAAAAGAAATACTATGGATAAACTGTTTGGATTTATTTGCAAAAGAAAATAAAATTCTATCTACTTAATAATAAATAAATAATTATGATACCAACAGAACAACAAGAAGGCGAAAGACTAGCAACACGGTTAAGGATAAAAAACTATAAATCAACACATATAGCGAATGAAATAGGAATAAGAGGAAAAATCTGAATGCTAGTAAATAAAAAAAAGAAAAAACAATGATTGTCAAGAGGGTTTCCTGACTACTGTATAATTTTGAAAAGTAAGAAATTGTTATTTATAGAACTGAAAAGACAAAGAAGAGTTTTAAAAAACTGAAAACTAGGAGCCTCCCCGTCTGTAACTTCACAAGAGCAAACAGAATGGATTGAGTGCTTAAATGAGGTGTGAGGGGTGCAAGCAGAAATATGCTACGGTGCAGATGAGAGTATTGAGTTAATTGAGAGGTTGGAACTAATTTAATAAATAAATTGTAAAAACTAAAAAAGGAGATATAATATAATTAATTTATAATTTTAAAAAACATTATGGGAAATAAAAAATTACAATCAATAGGGGGTTATAATAGGGATGCTGTTATAGATGTGATAGATGAAAGAGATTATATCTATGATGAGGTGTTTGGGGTCTCAGGTTGGCCTTATCCTGATTCTAAGATAATTGATGACTGAGAGGTGCAAAACCAGTGACTAGAAGAAATTACAAAATATATGTGTGTGTATTATTCTAGTTCACACGGAACTAATATAGAGAATTTTCTTGAAAAAAGCTGAGTAAAAACAACTTGAAAAGCTTTATGATTGGAAGCGATAAAAAAAGAAATGTTAGACTCTAAGAGAGGGACAAGTCTTTCAAATTGACCTAGATTATTGAAAGAATTATGATATATAACAGGGTGGACATTAATAACTAGTCTAGATTCATACAAGGATTCTATTTGTAATAATAGACCTGTTAATCTATGAAGTAATAAGATTAATTGGGAAAAAACATCAAAAGCACCTTATTATGCTATATTAGGGTCTAGCTACTGACATTGATTTATCTGAATCGGATATAATGACGAAAAAAAGGTAATAATTTGTAAAAATTCATATTGAGACGGAGTATTTGATGACTGAATATTCTACATACCTTACAGTGCTTTTAATGTTTTATTATATCAAAACAAATATTCATTAATAGACAAGATAAACGGTGGACAAGCTGTATTAGACTATAAACAGTCAATAGTTGATAATATTAATCTAGAATCAGCGAAAGAGGGGTACAAGAAAGGTATTTGGAATTGATTAAACCCTAGACAGCCAGCAAGTAGGCAAGAAGTAGTTACAATGTTAATGAGAGGATTAGAACTTAATAATAATAAAAAATGATAATAGAGATTAAAAAAAATAAAATAAAATATAAAAACTCTAAGTACAATTATTTATTTAAATATTCAAAAAAATGAAATGGAGAAACAGTAAGTTTTATAAATCGTGGAGGAGACAGACTATAGATAGAGATAAGCAGTGTGTTATATGTGATTCTAATGACAATCTAGAGGCTCATCATATATATCACTCTACTTACTACATAAACAAGAGATATAAGCTTGATAACTGAATAACTCTATGTGATAAGTGTCATTCTCAGTTTCACAATAATTTCAAAAATTCTTGCAGGGAAAAGTGTGATAAGAAAGACTTTAATAATTTTTTAAGGCTTTCTTTTTATTATAAAAATATATTTTCTAATAAGTCAAGATAAAAACACAAAAAAGATTTGACAAAAATAAATAAATAAATACAATAGCCTTACATTAAAAAAATAATGAAAAGGTTGTTTGTTTTAAGTGAGCTTCTAGGTGAATATAAATAAATATATGCTTAGAACTTCCCTTGAACCGTACGATAACAAGTGAAGGATTTTAATTAAATAAATTTAAATTTATACTAACCAAACAATAAAAAAATGAAAACAACTATAATTGATGAGATAACATTCGATTTAGCGAATGTGGAATTTAACAAATTCAACTATTACATAGATTATCAGCTTAAAGAATTGGAAAACCAAATAAAAAAAGCTAAAAATGGGAAAAAAACAAAATATGAATTAGATATTTTGAGAAGAAGAAGAGATGAAATAAAAACAACTCAAAAAGAGTTAAATGCTTTTATTGAATTATCAAGACAAGAAGAAAGAGACTCAATAGATTGAGTAGAAGACTAATTTATTTTTATAACTATTTTTTATGGAAAATTATTTTAAAAAATTAAATACAATAAAATGTATTGTTGAAAAGAAAAATAATTTGAATTATGTTTCTTGGGCAGATTCTTGGGCAGAAGTAAAAAAGCAATTCCCAGAATCTAATTATATAATTTATGAAAATTCAGAATGATTCCCTTTTTGGGAAAGTTGTTTTTGAATTGATGTAAAAGTATGAGTCACTATTAATGCTATAGAGCATATAGTAAGGCTCCCCGTAATGGACGGAGCGAATAAGTCAATGAAAAAAGAAAAATATACATATAGCACAAAATATTGAGAAAAAGAAGTGCAATCAGCGAGTTCTTTTGATATTAATAAAGCTATACAAAGGGCTTTCACAAAAGCTATTGCAATGCACTGAATAGGGTTGTATATATATAGAGGTGAGGATTTACCAGAAGAACCTGAAAAACAAGATTTTTCTGAAAATGATTTTGAAAATCTAAAAAAAAGAACAAATTTCAAAGATTTTGAAGAGGCGAAAAAACAAATAATGGTAAAATATAATTTATCATTAACAATGGAAAAAAAGGTAAAAAAATATTATGAGGAAAAATAACAATGATATTAATAATTATTTTTACAAGTTTATATATTATGAGCTGAGAGAGTGGTTTTGATAAGCACGAAAAATGTGCTAAAAAATATAAATGAATAGAAATAAAAAATATTCCAGTAGATGAAGATAATTGTTATTATTATTATTTAACAAATACTAGAAAGTAATTTTAATTTATATCATAAACAATAAATAAAATGGAAAAAATAATAGAGCAAATACAAGATATATCTGATTCAGTTATTGGATGAGATATAGACACTATGCAAGGATTCTTGCAACTGAAAGAGATTGAGAAAGCATTAAAAAACTCTTTCAAAGAAATTGAAAAAGAAGTTTATAATAAAATTGAAAATTATGATCTTAAAGACCTCCCTTATGGATACACTGGTACAGTGAATACAAGAACAATTATTAATTATTATAGTATTCCAGAGTATAAAGAAGAAAAAAGTAAATTACAAGAATTTGAAAAAACACTAAAACAAGCCGTTGAATTGAGCAAGCAAAATAAAACCCTTAATGATGAGGATTGAATGGTTATCGAGGTGCCAGAATATAAGATGAAAGAAAGTTTTATGGTTTCTAAAAGAAGATAATTTATAATTTAATTTAAGAAAAATGGAAAAAATAATATATGTACCCACTGAGGCTAATATTCCTATACTAGAAGCGAAATGAAATTAACAAAGAAACAAATAATAGAAATGCTAATTTTCAAAAAAGAAACTGATTTGTTCTATATATTTGACTTACCTCTGACTGCTGAGCAAAGAAGTAAAAGTCAAAATAGGACATTCCACAGGTTATTTTCTGAAATAGGTAGTAAGCTATGACATACAACAGAAGAAACAAAACAAGCTATGATGAAAGGTATATTTTGAACAAAAACAATAAAGATATGTTGAATGTGATTTGAAATTTCTAATATATCAAGTACAAAGAAATTAACAAAAGAGCAAGCTATATTATTAATTAATAGAATGATAGAGTTTTGAAAAAAGTTAGGATTATGAGAAATAATCCAAAGCGCAGAAGTTAGGGATTTATTTTATAATATTGATAAGAATGAGTGAAAGAACTATTGTTTTTGGGGTTGATGTTACAGGCTACAAGAACAAAGTCCTCTTGCAAGAGGATAAATATATAAATATAAAAGAAAATATGCCGAAAAAAGGTATTTCTTATGATAGATACTTGCATTATGCACGAACATATTTTGATTTATTAGATTTTAGAGGTAAAAAATACATAAAAAAAAGCGACTTTGTAAAAATAACAGAAATTTTAAATGAAAGACAGAAAAGAAAAAATGAAAGAAGCAAGTCTCTTTCTAAAAAAAACATTTGATTTAAAAAAATGTAAAACTATAAGAAAATATGTATGGACGCTTGATTTATTAATTCAAGGTAAAACATATGAATTTGTTGGTGATGTAATGGATTGTAGTAGGCAAGCGGTACTTATATGAGTTAATAAGACCATACAAGACTGTCTTGATTTTAATAATAAAAAATAATTTATGATAAACAAAAAAATAACCATTATTGGTACTGTTGCATTAGTATTATTCATAATTTTATGAATAATAATGAGTATATTAGTAAGTGCTTTGAATGATAAGAATTGAGAAATGTTGCTTATTACAGCCCAGCTAGAAGAAGCAAAAACAAAAACAAAAGAAAAGGAAAATATAATAAAAGAAGATAAAAAAGAGGAAAAAGAAATAAAAGAAATGACAATAAAAGCAAAAGAAATAAAAATTCAGATAGAAAATTATAAAATTGAAATAAAAGAAAAAACAGAAATGGTGAATTATTTACAAAAAAAATATGAGTTAAATATTTGGAAAACTAGATGTATTGCAAAGAATGTAGAACTTGGATTATTGAGCAAGAAGCCAGAAGATTGCACAAAAGACTTGAACAGATTTGCAAGTTATAATTTAGTAAAATAAAGGCTCCGAAAAAAGAGCAGAAACTAAATAAGCTGAAACCTAAGAAGAAAGTTTATAAAGTTAAAATAGATTATTGAAAAATAGATTATAAAATAGTGCAAAAAACATCAAATTTTATAAAAAAATATGAATGATTCAGAGCAAAAGCATACTGGGATTATAAGCATTATAGTATATGATACGGTAGTCATTCTTACAAGGGAGCAACTATAACACAGCAAGAAGCAGATAAAAGATTAAACGAAAAGGTAACTGATATAATTAAAAGATATAAATTATACAATTATCAAGAAAACATACAAACTGCTTTGTCTGCTTTTATTTATAATATAGGTAGTCCTCCTAAGGGATATAAACGGTATTTAGATAAATGATATTTAAAGTCATTATGAAATAAAATGAAGCTTTACAATAAAGCTAAATGAAAAGTTTTAGGTTGACTGGTAAAGAGAAGAAATGATGAGTTTTATTTATTAATAAAATAACTTATGGAAAAAATATATTGAATAACAGAATACTTTTGTTAGATTTATTTTATAATCATTAAAAACAAATGCAAACACTAATAATATTATGAGCAATAGGTGCTATTGTGAACTGACTACTAATACAGCCGTTGTGGTTCTTGTATACACATACAAGAGAAAAAGAGAAAAAGGAATTTGAAAAGTTTTTATTAAATTATAATTTTAGTAAAAAGGAAAAAAAGGAATTAGATATTTTATTAAAAAATAAATAAATTATGCAAGAAATTAAAAAAGTTGTGGCAGATGAAGATCTGTTTAATAGGCTAGCTTAGGAGCAAAAAGCAGAATAATGAAAAATTTAGAAAAATATAAAAAAGTCTAAAAAAGATTTGACAAAACATATAAAAAAGAATATAATAGACTTACATTATTAAATTAATGATTTTATTTTTAACTTTATAGATTATGAACAATATAATAAAAAGAGTGGGGAGAGATACTTACACAGTGAAGTATAAAAAAAATACTAGACTTTTTACACAAGAAGAAGCGGTAGAATTAGAAAAAGAACTAAACGGGCTTGGTATATAAGCCCTTTTCTTGGCGGGGGTCTCATAATTAATTTTTATTATTCTCTAGCCTCCACTAGAGAATAAACATTATCCATTTTCTCCTGCTTTTCATAGGTATACAGAAAATAAACTCCTGTATCCTCTCTAGTGTGTCTGTATATCCGCAGGAGCTTAGTTAACATATTAGAGAGTGGGGGAAAGTGGATAATAATTTTATTTTTAACTAAATTATTATAAAAGCAAGTAGATCCTTATTGTTGATGCGTTTGATAATAATGAGTATTATTGTAATAATTAATTAAAAGAAAAATGATTAAAACAATAAACTTAGAATTATCAAAAAGGTTAGTACCTTGTTTTTACTATTAATTTTATGACTATTATAATTTATGAAAATAAAAAAAATAAAAAAGTTAAATTATTATTGTGACATATGCGGAGAGCGGAGGATATGTTACAATAGGGGTGATGAGTATTTGTGCAAGAAGTGCAGGAAGTAATTAATAAATTATAAAATATAGACTTTAATTTTTAACTAAAAACTATGTTTAAACTCCAAAAAGTAAAAACAAGTAAATTGAAATTAAATAAATGACAAATTGAATGAGTTCCAAAGAATCCTCGTTTCTTAAAAGATGAGAGATTTGAAAAGCTTAAAAAATCAATACAAGAAGCTCCTGAGATGTTAGAACTTAGAGAAGTGATAGCATATGATAATAATTGAGAGTTAGTCGTTATATGAGGAAATATGAGATTGAGGGCTTTGAGGGACTTAAAAATAAAAGAAGTAATGACAAAAGTGTTAGACACAGATACAACAGCAGACAAGCTAAGAGAATATGTTATAAAGGATAATGTGGAATTTTGAAATAATGATATGGATATATTGGCGAATGAGTGGGATAGTGAGGAGTTGGAGGAGTGGGGAATGGAGATAGATTTTGAGGATATAGGAGAAGAGGAGGAAGAAAAAGAATGAGAAGATGAAGTGCCAGAAGTACAAGAAAATATTATAGTTGAGAAATGAGATATATTTCAGTTATGAGAGCATAGGCTATTATGTTGAGATAGTGCGAAAATTGAAGAGGTAGAGAAGTTAATGGATTGAGAGATTATGGATACTTGTTATACAGACCCCCCATATTGAATATCATATAAAGGAAAATGACAAACAGGAATAACCAAATGAAATAATTTTTGAGAAATACTTTGAGATTGAAATGAGCAAGTTGCAATAGATGTTTATAATTTAATAGCAACACTAAATATAAAAAATATATACTATTGGTGAGCAAATTTTTATACAAACATACTTAATAACTGAAATAGTTGGATAATTTGGAATAAAGAAACAGTATGAGAAAATTATTCTGATTGTGAATTATGTTATACAAATAAACCTTGAAGATTAAAAATGGTTACTCATCAGTGGCATTGAATGATAAAAGCAAGTGAGCACTGACAAGCAAGAGTACACCCCACCCAAAAACCAGTATTTTTAGCTGAATATTGTATATGATTAGATAAAGATGTAAAAAATGTATTAGATTTATTTTGATGAAGTTGAAGTACATTAATTGCAAGTGAAAAAACAAATCGTAAATGTTATATGATGGAATTAGATGAAAAATATATACAAGTAATATTAAAGAGATATTATAATTATACAAACGGAGAAAAAGAAATTAAATGTTTAAATAGAGATTTAGACTTGTCAAGTATATTAAAATAATGCTTACTTGCTCTAAAAATCTTTATATTTTATACTCGTAAAAAACTCAACTATGGCAGGAGAAATAGAAAACTTTGGAAAGAAAAGAAATAGCAACGGCTTTGCTGAGAGACCGTGAGACGCTTGAAGACCTAAAAAAGGGATTCATATATTAAATACAAAACTGAAAAAGCTTTGATATGATGAGATGAATAATCAGGATTATCAGAGTCTTATTAGGACCTTAATTAATATGAAAGAGAAAGATTTCAAAGATGTATTTAAGAATAAAGACCAGTATGTTTTAATTAAAATACTAGCTAAGTGATTGACTGGTGACAAGAATTTTGAGAATCATGAGAAGTTAATTGATAGGATGTTTGGAAAAGCCAAACAAGTAACCGAAGAAATATGAAAGGGTAGAGAAGTAAAGTTGGATAAGAAGGATGAGGAATTGATAAATAGTGTACTTGATAATAATTAATCCTATGGTATACATTAAAAAATACAAAAAACCAAAGAAAATCCGTACAAGTGAAAGGAAGTCAATAAATAAAGCCTTACAGATCACACAAGAACAAACGGGGTTGTCAGAGAGATTTATAAAAGAGTTATTAAAGGATTACACACACAGTGAGATAAGAGGATCTAAAATAGCTGATGGGGAAATTACTATTACTAATAAAATAATGTTATGGAGGCTAAAAACTGGAGTGTATTATTAACAGAAAAAGAGGTTAATGAATTAAAAAAAGATAAAGAAAAGCTATTGTTGAGGTGTATAGAGCAAGATGAGGAGATAGAAATGAAATCAGTGTTGTAGTAATGAAAGGATAGAATGTAATATAAAAGAAAGATAGAAGAAAAATAAAATTGAAATCCTTATTCAAAGGGAAAATATTAAATTTTAGTGTTAATGATATTGACATTAAGTGTAAAAAAGATTTGCAAATATTAATAAAACATAATAAAATGAAAATAGCAAAATGAATATGAAAGTATTGAGCTTATTTGTTACCTATTATAGATGTAGTAAATGAAGATAATTCTATAGATATAATATTATTTCAAGAACGAAACAATATTAATAATGGTCAAATAAATAGATTAATAAAGGCATTTAAGGATAATAATGTTTTGCGAAAAAAAAGACATATATTTTATTTGAATCCTTTAATTGCATTCAATGGTAAGGATATAAGACTAGATATTTGAGTTATATTTGAGGATGAATTAAATAAGGTATGAATAAAGGTTAAATAAAAACACAAAAAAGATTTGATATATAAGAATCAATTAATATAGTACTCCTTGTATATTATTGGGTACTAAATATCTTGTAGGTTGGTAATATACATATTTTATTTATTAACTTTTAAAGTTATGAAAACTGATACAAAGCTTTGTAGATTCTGTGTTTCTGAGATTCCTAAGAAGGCATCGAATTGTGCCCAGTGTGGTAAAGATGTAAGGAATTGATTCCAAAGACATCCATTTCTTACAATAGTAGTTCTTCCGTTTGTTCTTTGGATGGTTTATGTAGGGATTACTGACAAGACTCCTAGTTTTAAGGATACCTGTAGTAAAGAAATGCCCTATCAAATATGCTCTAGTATATCTGAATGGGACGGTGCCTATAGACCACTAGTAGAAGCTGTACAAGAAACACTTAAAGACCCTAGTAGTTTTGAGCATATAAGTACATCTTATAATGTGAAAGATGACTATGTTGTATTCTTTATGAGATATTCAGCAACGAATAGTTTCTGAGCTAGAATAGCTGGGTCTAAGTCTGTAAAAATAGATAAGAAAACTTTTACTATTGTTAAATAAGAAATATGATAAACCTATTAAGAGTATTGTGGAGAAAGATAAAATATATTAAAATTAGTAATATTAAGTATCACAATGATAATTATATCTTTCGAGCAAAGAAGAGATGGTGAAAAACCTGGACTCTTGTGTACAATGATAAAGAAGTATGAAATAAGTTTTGGTATATACCTGACTATTTAATCAGTGAATACTGATACTGATGTGTAGGGGTTGTTTGAGGACAGTTTTACATTCAACAATTCTTATTTGCAGATAAGGTTGGTGAGTTTGCTCCTAAGTGACTGCAAGTATATTGACCTGTACAAATGGTACTTCATTTCTTTATCTGAAAAAAAACTTGATGAGGTCTTGCTTCAATTATCAAGGAAAACAAAAAGAAATATTATTATTGTAACGGAGTGAAGGTAAAGATAGACGATGAGTGATATAAGCAATTTGTAGTAGAATACAAATTATAGTGCATAGATATAACAAGGGGGTACTTGCCTTGTTATATCTTAGTAAATAAATTTAAACCAAAATGAAAATAAAAATGATCATAAAATGTTGAGGGCTTTGAAAAAGTATTTTAAGGGTTAACTAATTAATTATGCAAGAAATAAAAACAGCAATAGCCTTATTGGAGATTGCTATATGAGAAGAAATATCACCAAAAAAAGCAGATGAAGTGACAAAGCAAGTTATTGTTATGTTGCAAGGGGTGCTGGAAAAACAAAATAACTAAATAAATATATTTTAATTTATAACTTATTTTATTATGAAAACAATAAAAAAAGAATTCCTTGAATACAAGGACGGTGCATTTGAAATTACAGAGACAGCGGAAAGAACTTTTAGTATTAATATTGAAAGTGCCTTAGTACACTTGAAAGAAATAGAACAGAGAATAAATAAAATTCCTTTGGATATAGAGAAAATGCAAAAACAGAAAAAAGAACTTACAGCACTATATAATGAGTCTTTGCAGATGTTAGTTGAAGCAAAAGAGCATTATGAGAAAGAGGGTGAATTGAAAGAAGAGTTTAAGGAACTGGAGTTACCTAAGGTGTTGATTTAGTTGTTAGTCTTAAATTATGAATAAACAAGAATTTAAAAAAAACTTAGCATTAATCCTTTCTAGGTATGACACAAGAAAGGAGTATCTAGGTAAGGATTTTTATAATTTCTTTTTGTATTATTTTAGTGCTCATATACATTTTCCTAAAATGGCTACATTCCATAAAGAATGGTGCAGAACAGCAGAGAAAGGCACAAATATATATATTGAGGGGTGTAGAGGAATAGCTAAAACAACCATATTATGAATGGCATTTGAGATTTGGAAAATATGTTATAAAAAAACAAGTTTCATTTGTAATTTATGTTATGATAAGAAAAAAGCAATAGCCTTTAACAGAATGATTGTTACAGAATTAGTTACAAATATAAAGCTTGTAGGAGAGGATGGAGAGAGTGGAGATTTCTGAAAATTGTACAGTAAGTTATCAAGTAATCATAAGAACCCAGAAATAGCAGAAAAATGAATTGCTGAATTTATTACTACATCCTGAATTAAGGTAAAGGCTTTTTGAATGGGGGAGGCGGTAAGATGAGAAGTTTTTAATGCTCAATGAAAGTGAAATGTTAGACCTGACCATTTATTTGTTGACGATATTGATAATACAAAAAATACAAAGAATATTAATATTATTCAAGAAAACATGAATTTTATACATGGAGAAGTACTTGGATCATTGGCTCCTGATTGTCAAATAATCTGGTCTTGAAATGTAATTAGAAAAGATGGGAGAAATCCAAGACAGAAAAAGGCAGTTAAAAAAAATAAATATTGGAAAATATTTAGTAATTTCTTGTACGGAGAAGCCTGAATAGCAAGTTGAAATATCCAATGGGAAAGATATGTTGAAACTGAAAAAGAGGCAAGGCAGTTGAATAAAAACATTTTAAACAAAAAGAATCAACATCTTTCTATTGAAAAAATAAAAGAATTATTACAGCATGATTATGCTTCGAATTTTTTATGAATACCACTATTGAAATGACAAACAGCAGTTAAAGAAGAGTGGATACAATACACACAAGAGAAAGTAGAGTTTGATTATACACAAATAGGAATTGACCCCGCATTTAGTTTAAAGACTTGAAGTGATGCAATATGAATAGTAGTGACAGGATACAAGAGAATAAAAGAAGTGTGGTATAAATATGTTATTCTTTGTAAAAAATTAGAATGAGAAAAAAAAGACGAGGATATTGCAGAAAAAATAATACACAGCTTGTATAATAAATATAATTGTAAAAGGGTGGTAGTTGAGAAAAATAATGGTTGAGAATTATTTGGTAGATTATTACAAAAAAAATGAATGGCTGTTGAAGTACCTAGTGCAACTAAGGACAAGCTAACTAGATTTAAAGAACATGAGGGAATGTTAATGAGATGAGAGGTCTTATTCACTCCGGAAGCTGAGGAGTTAGTGGATGAATTGCTAGAGTTTACTGGTGAGGATGGATGAGAGGATAATCTAGTAGATGCATTTGTTTGGAGTCTGAAAGAATATAATAACAAAGGATTTTATTTTTGATAATTATTTTATATGGATAGACAAAAACAATTAAGAGATATCTTTAAGTCAGTTAAAGAGATAAAAGATATAAAAGAGAAAAACACTTGTTTGTTTTTTAGGCTACAAAGAAAAAGGTTTTTACTAGAAGCTTGATTTGTTGAGAAGTTTTTTATAGAACGAAAAACAAACAAAGAAATCAAACAAGAGTTATTTATTAATTCTGAAACAACTTATTTCAGAAAAAAGAAGAAAATCATTAATTTTTATGAAAAACTCTCTATTTGGTAGTTTTTTGTGTTGAATTAGAGCAATAAAAGACTACCCTTATTGTATATAATATTAATAAATTATGTATGATAAGGGATTTTCTTAGTTCATTTTTTGTTAAAAAGCAAGGTAATATTGATAAAAGATTTGTAAATTCTATGTCAAATAATGGATATTCTTTTATTTGACAGAATTTGAATGACTGTTGAAAAGTAGTTATTTCTTTGAATACATACTATGAAATACAAGAATATAATACAGAAGCTCAAGCATATAAGAATAAAATTGTCAATTGGATAGGTAAAGACTGAATATACTTACAGAAAGAGAATTGAGAAGTATTAGAAGATCTTAAAACAACACAAAAAGTACAAGATATATTTTCTATTCCTACATTTAGACTATTCAAAGAGCAGTATTTTACTCATAACTTTTGTTCTGGAGATATTTATTTATATCCACAAAGAAATTATCTTGATGAAATACAGGTGCAAGTAGTAGATAGTAGAATAATGGAAAAAGAAATAGATAAAAAATGAAATATAACAGCATATAAACAAAGAAGTAAATGAGGAGTAACAGCTATAAGTCCTGATAGAATATATAATTCTATAGTAAGATTTAATGCAAGAAGTCCTTACTATGGAGAAAGTCTATATAAAAGTATTATATATGATGCAATGAGCGAAAAAGAAAGTGCAAGAAGAAGTTTCTATTTTTTCAAAAATAATGCAATGCCAAATGTGTTATTTATGTTAGACCCTGAAATAGATAAAAAGAATTTTCAAGAAATAGAACAGAGAATAAATGATAAATACAAATGAATAGAAAACAGTAGTAAACCTATGATATCAGGAGCAATACAAGACGCTAAGGTTCTACATGTAAACAATAAAGATTTAGATTTAATTAATTTAAGAGAGTTTTTAATTAAAAAAATGGGTATTGTCTTTCAGATAGATCCTAGATTGATTTGATTTATTAATGATGCGTGAGCATATAATGCTATAGTTGAAATAAGAAAGGAAGCCAAAGAAACTTTATCTTATTTATCTCAGCAACTAGAAGAGGATATGAATAACTTTTATAGAAAGTTTATAGATACAAAGGCTACTTTTAGGATAAAGATAAAAACAGAAAGTTTTGACGATAAAACAGAAATAGCAAAAAACCAAAGAAATGATTTAGTCTTATGATTAAAAACATTAAATGAAATAAGAACTGAAAGAGGGCTAGAAAACTATAAGGAGGATTTTGCAAACAAGCCGATACTCCAAACTAATTTACAAACTTCGGATAAATTAACATCTGAACAAAAAATTTAATTAATAATAATAATATATATTATGAAAAAAAATATACAGTTAGAAAAAACTAGTAAGAAAGAGTTGAAAAACTACATAAATGACAATGGTTTCTTTTTCCATATGGATTGTAATAAAATTACTACTGATGAGGTGGATAGTTTAAAAATAGCAGAAAATAAAATATTAATGGATACAGGAGTGGAAGCTCCTAAATGAGATAATATAGTTATAATGTCAGGAGTAGCCTCTGTGAACTATAAAGTATGAGAAAAGAATAGAAACGGTTATAAATATGATCCTAAAGCCTGGAGTGTTGATAATTACAAGAAAAATTCTCTGATATTATGGCAACACGACTGAGAATATGGAGGAATTTGAAATGCTTTGAAATTATGGCACGATAAACAAGACAATATGAATATATTATTTTTTGTTGACTTAGATACTTTGGATGATAAATCTAGAATACAAGTAGAAAGAGGTTATGTAAAATCAATAAGTACAGGAGCTATAAGTAAAGAAACTAAATTTGAGGATACAGAAAGCTGAAAGTTATACACAGAAGCAGAAGCAGAAGAGAAATTTGGATATGAAAATGTTTTTATGTCTTACTTGGGAGTAAATGACAATCTTATTGCTGTTATAACTAATGCGGATTTATTAGAAAATAGTTTAGTTACTATATGAAGTAATTGATGAGCGGTAGCGATGAAAGACTGAATTTGAACACATTTAAAAAAGAAAGCAGATGAGTATAAATTAAAATATGAAAAAAATAATACAGAAGAAGAAAAGGAAGAAGAAAAAACAGAACAAGAAGAGGATAAAAAAGAAACAGAAGTTGAAGAAAATAAAGATGTTACAGAAAAAGAAGCGGAAGAGTGAAAAGTAGAAAAAGAAGTGGAGGAAGAAAAAACTGAATGAACTAAAAAAGATGATACAGAAGAAAATGAACCAGATTGAAATAAATCTGATATGGTTGAAAAAACCATAAAAAATAAATTTTCTAATTTATCAAAAGATTTAGATAAGAATTTTGTTAGTAATGAAAAATTTACAAATGAAATAAAAGATTTGAAAGATAGTCTAAAAAAATATCAAGATAAACTTGATGTTATAACTGGAGAAAATGAAGCAATGTGAGAAATAGTAACCTCATTATATTCTAAACTCCAAAACACTATATTTGATTCGGCTTGAACTTATCAAGAAGAACCAAAGAAAATAGAAAGCGATTTATACAAAAAATTAAAATCGTTAAAGTAATTTAATTAATAATATTTATAAAAATGCCAAAATTAATAGACAAACTAAAAGACCTAAGGGTAAAAATTGCCTGAGCAGAGGTTGCGGAAAATGAGCTTACAGCATATAAAAAGAATGCTAATGAAGTAGAACATACAAGTAACACTGGGTATGGTAAAGAATTAATTCCAGTAGATGTACTAAGTGACCAGATCTATAACCAAATACCTAAATATGCTACATTTTTAGATACTTTACCAGGTTTCCACGGTAATAATATGTGAATTTCTGAAAAAAGATCAATTAAATGAGAAGTATGATTTTTTCAAGGTAATGCTGAATGGACAACAGGAGCTGGAGCATTATCACAATGAACTAATAGACTCGCTACTGGAGATGTTACAATTACACAAGTTCCAATGATTCTAACTGTTGATATTTCAAAAAGACTACAAAACTACTCTATTTGAAATGTTGAAAACTTTGTAATTGAAAGTATAGCTTCATCAGGTGCAAGAACAATAGAGTCGATGATAATTAACTGAGATACAGTTGATACAGCGACTTGAAATGTAAACTTAGATGATGCACAACCTAGTGCAACATTCACTGGATGAGCAGATGACCATAGACTATTAATTGATAATGGGTTAAGAAAACTAGCTTTATCTTGAACTGTTAATATTGACTATAAAGATGTTTGAACTTTAGATTTCAATGATTTTATTGAAGTAAGAAGCTTAATGTGAGATTATTCTTTTGATTTAGATCAATTACTTTTAATCTTAAATGGTAATACTTACAACAAGACTTTGACTATTCCTGAATTTAAACAACAATATCAAAACGGTATATCTTCAACTATTACAGACGGTAAATTGCAAAATAAATTAGCAAATGTACAATATGTAGTTAATAGAGATTTCCCACTTACAGAAGCGGATGGTAAAGTATCTGTTACACCTACCAATAACACTAAATGAGGATTCTCATATCTTTATAAACCAGCTGTACAATGGGGATATGGACAAGCTATCGAAATTGATACAGTTAAAATTCCTGGTAAATGATACCAAGTTGTAGCAACTTTTGAAGTTTGATTTACTGTTGTAAATAGACTAGCAGGTGCAACTTCTCCTAGTACAGCTCTTGCAATTAATGCAACTGTTTAATTCTTAACTTATAAATAATGAGTAAAATAAAAGTAAGATATACTTGATTATGACATACTGTAGTTGACTTAGAATGAGTGGAAACTATAGTAAAAGAATGAGAAATAGTAGAAATACTAAATGACAAAGAAACAAAGCAACTATTCTTATCAAATTATTTTGTAGAAGTATGAGGAAAAGATATAAAACTTATACAAGAGTCTATAGATTTAATTAAAAAAGAATTGAAAGCAGAAGAAAATAATTTTAAAATAACAGAAGCTTGAATAAAAGAAAAAGCAGAAGAAGAAATAAAATTATTTAAAACTAAAAGCGAAGAAAGAAAAAATTGTATTTTATTTAAAATAAAATGATTAGAAGAAGAAATAGAAATTCAAAATAAAGATAAAGAATTTTTATTAAAAAAAATAAAAGATGACGATGAGGAAAGGAAAAGAATATTAAAAGAAGAAGAAGCTGAGACTAGACTAAAAGCGATGAACAGCAAAACAAAAAAATAATTCATAACTATTAAAAAATGTCTATAGCAACAATTGATAATGTAAAATTAAAAATGTGAACTGAGACCTTGTCTACTTTTCAAGAAGCAAGGGTGCAATTCTATCTTGATTCTACTGAACCGTTACTAAAAGGCATTTTTTGAGATATGAATTTATCTGAAAAAACAGAAAGTATAAAAATATGTGATTTTGAGAAAAATAATTATTTTTATGCAGAAAACATAAATCCTGTTTCTATAGTATCTATTAATGGAACAGCTTATACTGGAGTATTATGAACGGATTATAAAATAATTGATAGAAAAATTATTATAAATGATTTAAATTCATATCTAGTTAGTGACTTCCCTTATGTAGATATTACTTACAATTCTTGATTTGACCCCTTGCCTTGAGATATAGTCTACTTACATACTTGTATAGTAGTAGATGAATACAACAAGGAGGGTAGCAAAGATTTAAAAAACTATACGGCTTGACCTCGTAAGTATGAATATTTTGATGTTTCTGAGCAAAGTCAAAAAGTAATAGAGGCTATAAAAAGTAAATATTTAATCCCATATGTTTAATGAACGATTATCTTAATTATACAGCTACAATATACAGAAAAGAACTTGTAAATAAGCAATGAACCTTAACTGAGAAGCCTTGTGAACTATATACTAATATTCCTTGTTCTGTGTACAGAATGAGCTGAAAACTTGCTGAATCAGATCTAAAAACTCTTGATAGAAGTGAAAAGTTTAAGGTTTTATTTAAGCATACAGATGTAAAAAGAGGGGATAATTTAAAAATTACAGATAGATTAGGTAATGAGGATAATTACATTGTGGATAATTTAATACTCCACGAGAAGCCAAATTGACTAATAGATAATATAGAATGTAATGTAAGTAGTATATGACGACAACCAAACAATTAATAGCTAAATTGCAAGGAGAAATACAAACTAAAATGATTATCAGATGAGGCTTGGCAATTAATCATATGTATAATAATTTAAGAGAGTTTTCACCTGTGGATACAGGAACATATAAGAAAACTCATAGGATTAAATTCCCAGTTATTTGAAAAAACTTTTTATTATTCTGAATAGAATCTGTATGAGACTATGTTGAAAGAATAGAAACTTGATTTAGAAAAACTCCTGTTACTTGGCATATGGCTGACGGCTCTACATACAATTCTATAGGAGCAAAACCATATGAAAGAGCAAAACTTAAATCTTTACCTTATATACTTAATACTTTAAATAAATGATAGTCAATATTTGAACTCAATTAAATAATATAGTAAATTATTTAAAATGAATAATTTCTATAAATAGCCTGTTTGATTGAAAAATATATGCTGAAATCCCTGCCATAAATATAAAAATAGAGTGAATCTATATGTATTTAGCACTAAGGGAAAATATACCAACAACAAATACTGATTTGAAAGATTGATTAAATATTATAAAAAGAGCCACAGTTTCATTTATAATAATTTGAGAAAATCAGCAAACTATATCACAAGAATTATTTGAAAAAATAGATACTATAAATAATCAAATAGTTTGACAATGAATGCAAATAATTTGAGATATAAAAGTATTATGAATATATGAAGGTAGACAAAGTGGAGTATTAAGGGATAAAAAAAATATACCCGTTATAGAAACTGAATTTGTATTTGATTATATTTCTAACATTTAAAAACTATGTTTAAAGAAAAAGAAAATAAAATAGAAAAAAAAAATATTTCTAAAAAAGAAAATAAAATAGAAAAAAAAGATTATATGTATGAGATTTTAGAACCTTGTAGAATTTTAAACGAAAACTACAACAAGGGAGATAAAATAAAACTTCCACTTACTAAATCTATATTTTTAAAACAACTTTAATATTTAATATAAATTAAAACTATGGCACTATGAACAAAAGCAGACTTTTCTTCGTCTTCGTGAACTGGAACAAGTGGGTCAGGGGTGTTACAATGGGCTAGCAATTATGATAACGCTGTATATGATCATTGAGATGGAACAAATGAAGCAGCACAAATTGCAATAATAGAAAGCACTTATACTTTTGAATCAATGGGATTATTTGTTAACTTCACTCCTTCTATAACAAATGGAGATGAAAGAATAATTAATACTGATGTTTGTGATGTTTGAGAATTATTAAGAACACAAGAAAAAATAACAGCAGTATCTGTTGATTTACAAAACTTCTTTAATGTTGATTTAATAGCAAAAGCTTTTGGATTATCAAAACAAACTATTCCGTGAACTCTTGTAACAGGAGCAAGTCAAGTTACAGTATCTTGAGCTTATGCTTATAACCAATTTATAAAAATTGCAAATCAAAATGGGGATTGAAGCGCTGTATCTATTACATCTGTAACAGGTGCAATTGATTGACTTCTTGTCTCTGAAACAGATTATTTTGTTTGACCTAATGGAGTATGAGAAACTGGGATAACTATAATTGACAGCACAACTGTTACAACAATGGCACAAGCTTTTACAATTGTATATAATTATACTCCTGCAGATACAAAAATTCTATCTATGAAAAGAAAACAATTAGTAGTACCAGGTCAATTATTGAAATTTACATCTTGTCCTGATGCAGATTGAAAAGTAGATATATTATACTTTGTAAATGCAAAATTAAATAGTGATTATGAAATGCCAATGACTAATCTACTTGATAATGATTTTACTCCTGCGAGTATAACATTTGAGGTAGCAAGAGGTTGAAACTTCCTTATGAGCAAGAAAAAACTAACTGGGTAATATTAGGGGGAATTCCCCCTTTTTCTTAATAAATAAATAATGAAAAATTTTTTTAATTTTCCTAAAACAAAAACATTTGATTTTATTATAAAAAATACACTTTGAGAAAAGCTTGCAGTTATTCATTATAAACAATCCACACTTCAAGAGTACCAAGATTTTATGGATTTAGAATCAACACAACAATGGGAATATTTAATAAACTTTATTATTGACAATATACAATATACTTTTTTTGAGAAAATATTATTAAAATTATTCAAAAAAAACAAAAAGTATAAAAAAGTTTTAAATGTTTTAGAAAACTGAACAAAGTTTTGATACACGGCAACAATGTTTTCAAAAATAATTGAATCACATTTTAGAAATAATAAAAGTATTTTTATAAATATAAATGCTCCTATTAAAGACAGAAGACCCTCAATATTTTCAACAAATATACAGTCTGTTTGTAAATATTATAATATGAGTCCTGAGGAGGTTATGAATTCAACACTAGAGCAATATGGTTGGTATTTAGAGGGGTTAACATTCATTTGAAATGAGTACTCAAAAGAGGGTAAAAAAAGAAATGATATAGCAACTGATTTTAATAAACAGTTACAAGAAGAGGGAAAAGCTAACTCTAAGAGGATAAGAGAACAATTTGCTAAATTTGGTATTTTATTTCCTGAAAATAAAAAATAATGGCTGAAAAAATAGAATTTGATTTATGAATTGATACAAGTTGAGCTAAAAAAAAGATTAATTGACTTCGTGATGATTTAGAATGATTTAAGAAAAGGATTGAAAGTGAAGAGGCAATTAAATTATCTTTGGATGCTTCTAAAATTGATTTACAAGTTGAAGAATTAAAGAAAAAATTAAGAAAAGCAAAAGCTGAATGAGACCAGTTTGCAATAATTGAAATAAAAGCTGAAACTAAAAGACTATGATTAGAATTAACATCAGCTAACTGACAATTAAGGAATTTTGCTAAAACAGGAGAAAAAGATGTTTCTGTTTTGGGAAAAATGTTTAATTCTGTTAATGATAACATAGAAAAAAGCAGACAAACATTAATCAAATTTTGAGAATCTACGGCTTGATTAGATAAAATAGAAAAAGAAATAAAAGAGCAAAAAAAGCTTGAGAAGAAATATCAACAACTTGAAAAATATTTGTATCAACTAAGCAAAGCATAGACAAGGCAAGAGAATCACTTGTAAAAATGTGAAAATCTACTAAATGACTTGATAAGCTAGAAAAAGAAGTTGAGGAATTGAACGCAGATATGAAAAAAGGAGCTATCACGGCAAAACAATATGGGAAAAGACTTTGAGAAATAGACAAAAAGGCAAAAAAAACCTGAACCTGAGTATCTTGATTGTGAGATTGAATGAAATGATTGTGAAGTTGAATGTGAGCAATATCTTGATGAGCATTAGCAGCAGGTTGAGTAATAGCCTGAGTATGATTAGCTTTAGGATGAGCTATAAGAACAGCAATAAGTTTTGAGGATGCTTTTACAGGAGTTAAAAAAACTATAGACTGAACACCTGAACAATTCAAAGAAATAACAGATTGAATTAAGGCATTAAGTGCTATAATTCCTGTATCTGTAGAAGAATTGGCAAAAATAGCAGAATTATGAGGACAGTTAGGTATTGCAAGAGAAGATATAGTTTGATTTACTGAAACAATTGCAAAAATAGCCGTGACAACAAATTTAACTGCGGAAGAGGCGGCGGTTTCATTTGCAAAAATAGCTTGATTAACAGATACTCCTATAGAGAAGGTATGAGAATTATGAAATTCATTAGTTGCATTATGAAATAATTTTAAGGCTACAGAAAGTGAAATAATGGCATTTGCTACTAGAATTGCTTGAACGGCTAGTATAGCTTGACTAACTGCGGATAATGTGCTGGCTATTTCAACAGCCTTTGTATCTGCTTGAATACAAGCAGAAGCTTGATGAAGTGTAGTAAATAAGGCTTTATTAACTATTTCAAAAGCAGCACAAAATTGATGAAAAGAGCTTGAATTGATTGCAAAAACAAGTTGAATGACAGCTAAGGAGTTTCAAAAACAATGGGCAGAAAAGCCAGCTGAGGCTTTTTCTAGTTTTACTGAATGATTATGAAAACAAGGGATTTGAGCTTCAAACACTCTAGCTAAATTATTTTGAAAAAGTAGTGAAGTATCTAGGGCTTTCCTAAGTGTTGCAAAAACTGGGGGGAGTATGAAAGAGGCAATTAAACTTGCAAATGATGAGTTTATGAATTGAAATGCACTACAAGAAGAAGCAGATAAGGCTTTTGATAAAACTTCGTGACAATTAACATTACAAAAAAATCAATGGAAGTTATTTTGAAATGAATTAGTGGACTGAATATTGCCTGCCTTAACATTGGTAACTTGATTTTTTACAAAACGGCTACCTTTGGGGTTTTTACATGTAAAAAATTGAATAAATATGTTATGGGAACATATGAAAACCTGAATGATTATTATTTGAGTTGCGGTTGCAAAATGAGTTAATAATGCAGTTTGAAAGTTTACAGATTTTAAGGATAATATTTGAGCTATTTGAAAAAATATAGTGAAATTTTTTACTGATTGGCTTTGACCAAATATAAAAATATTTTGAGAAAATCTTCCTAGATATCTTAAGAGAGGATTGGATAAAGCAATTACCGCAGTAGAAAACTTCATTAATGCGGTAAGTCAATGAGTGAAAGATTTAGCAAGTTTTTTTTGATTTGACCTTAAAATATGAGAAGTTGTTTTGCCAAAATTTGGGGAAGCAGAAACAAAAGCAAAAGAATATATTAAAAATTCAGAAGTATGATACTCCAAACTAACAACAGCTTGAAAAGATGCAGCAAAAGCACAAAATAAAATACTTGACCAAGCTGTACAATGAGCAATAAAGGCAAGAGATGCCGAAATAAAAAAATGATTTGATAGTATAGCTGAATTTAGCAAAATTACAGACGGTGTGGTAAAAGTTACAAAAGACGGACTCAAAAAAGAAATAACAGACAAAAGAAAGGCTTTAGTAGATTCTTTATGATTAGATGATGAAAAAACTAAATGAGTTTGACAATGATTAAATGATAGAGCAAAATTACAAGAAGAGGCTAGAAAGAAGCAAGCTAAAGCGGAAGAAACAGCCAGAAAAGAAAGAGAAAAAGCAGAGGAGGAGGCTAGGAAGAAAGAGGAAAAAAGAAAAGAAGATAAAATAAAAACTGAAATAAATAGAATAAAAGAGGCACAAAAAAATGTTAATGATACAATAAAAGAAAGTGAAAAAACTATTAAATGATATGATAGTAAAATTAAGAAAGTTTGAGATACTTTTCAGAAATTAAAAGAAAATGCCACAAAAAATCTTGAAACTATAAAAAATAAATTACTAAATTTATGAGAAAAAACAGCAAAGAATTTATGAGATAGATTTAAAGCAATTTGAGATAAAATAAAATGAATAAAAGATAAAATATTAGATATACCAGAAAACAAAGAAAAACAATTACAAGATTTAGCTTGAAAAGAAAGTATTACATCAAAGCTAGACGAAACTAAATCTGATGTTGATGTATGATTTGGAATAAGTGCAAAAGAATTAAGAGAATATATAGCATTACAAAAAGAATTAAATGAACTAGAAAAAGAAAGGAAGTTAATCACTTGACCTACTAACGAAGAAATAGCAAGAGCAAATAAACAACTTTGAAAAATACCTGAGGAAAATAGAAAAAATCTTGAAGAGTTGGTAAAATTATACTGAGATACACTAGACGAAAAAGAAAATCCCTTTGAAAGATTATGAAAATGAATAAATGTAGAAAAATTAAAAGAATTTATAGAATTACAAAAAATAGCACAATGAGGATGACAAGAGGTAGCAGATGTTGAGGAAGCTATCAAAGAAACAGAACTGAGTCCAACAGAAAAAATACTTGCAGATAAGAAACTTGCAGAAGAAGAGTTACTAGTGGAACAAGAAAAAATAGAAAATGAATTAGCACTTGCGGAAGAGTCAAAGAATAATGAAATTGCTTTATTGCAAACACAAAAAGATGAGGAGCTTGCAATAAGAGATAATTATCAAAAATTAGCAATCTGATTAGATGAGGTGCTAACCCAAACACAGTGAAGATTGTTAGAAAAGAGAATAGTTTTGTATGATAAAGAAGAGCTAAGGTTAAAAAGACTAATAGCATTAAGAAGAAGTGCTTGATTAAGTACTTCTTGACCACCTCCACCACCTCTAGTAAGTAGTGGTACAACAAACACAAATAACAACACAAATACAAATACAGCAACAGTAAATATTAATGCAAATGTTAGAGATGATAATGATATAAATGCGATACAAGAGGCTGTAAAAACAGAGCTAGAATTGAATCAAAAGGGTATTTCTTAATTAATAAAAATATGTTTTCAAATAATCTATTTAGTTGAGCTTTATTCTCAGGTTGAGAACTTGCAGAAGTAACACAAGACAAGATAATGTTTAATGATTTTTCATTAACTTCTTATTGTAAACAATGAGCAACTAGATGAATTGCAGTTATAACAATAAATGATAAAGATTTGCCAAATATTAACCTTTCGACATTCACCTCTTGACTTTCTGATTGATGAGGTGTATTAAATAGGAGATTTACAAAGCTAAACATAAAAATGGATATACATTTTATTTGAGATGACCACAATGATTTATTAACTTTAATCAGAAAATTTAAAGCAAATGTTTTATCTGTTGAATGAAATTTACAAATTACTACAGCAGATGACATAGTTATAACAGCAAAGGCAAGTTTAACAAAACTAGACATATGAAGTATTTCTATGTTAGACAATGATGTAACAATTGAATGAATAACCTTTACAATATTAGACCCGTTTTTTGTAAAAAAGAAAGTATCTAGTAAATTAATGAGTTGAATAACTGGAGCCCTACAAGAGGTGCTATATAATAATTGAGTTTATAAGATTTTTCCTAAGTTTATTTGTACTTTCAGTGCTGGTACTGTTTGAATAATAAAAATATGATTAGAGTTGTTCAAAGCTGATGAAACTTCTTGATATATAGTAGAAGTAACCGAGAATATAAATAGTTGAGATGTATTAATTATAGATTATAAAGAAAAAGAGGTGACTTATAACTGAACAATTATAAAAACCTGGACTGGGTATATGTCACCTTTGGAAGTATGAACAAATATATTTAATGTAGATTTTACTGGAACTTCTGTAAATTGTGAAATGGCTGTAGTATATAACGAAATTATATAATGATAAGAAAATATTTAATTAAATTATATGATAAAGAATGAGCTTTAAAAGATGTTATTTCTGAAAAAATAATATCAAATCAAATAAGTTTTTGAGAAAATATGAATTGATGACAAGGTAATATCAATTTAAGTCTAAACCTCAAATATTATGATACAACTTTTCAGGAAACTGACATAGTAGAAGTCAGGGAAGCACTAGAGGATAAAACCGTAATTGCTACATATACCTGAGTAGTGGAAACTATAGGAAGAACAGAAAACAGCAAATGACAACAGTTGACAGTCAGTATTCTTTGAGTTTGTAGTATCTTAAATGATAATTTATACAAAGATTCTTGAAATTTAAGTTTTTCAAAAAGTGATACAGCTACAAATATATTAAAAGACATAATAGATAAGTTTCAAACAGATTATGGTGCTTTTGGTAGTACGGAAAATTTAACAAATGACATTATTAGATATACTGGAAGTAGTATAGCAACCACGAGTGAAACTTTAAATATAGAATTTAGTAAACAAAATTACTTACAAGCTATAAAAAAAGTAATAGAAAGCACAAATTTATATTTCTATATTTGACCTGACTGAGTCTTTTATGCAAAAGAAAAAAGCTGAACACCTGAACATTACTTAACTTTTGAAAAAGATTTAATTGAGATAAAGCAAAATGATACTAAAAAAGATTTAGTAAATAAATTATATTTAGAAAGAGAATGAGGAACAGTAAAAATATACCAAGATACAGGGAACCAAACAACCTACTGAATCAAAGAAAAGTTTTTAAGTAAAACAGATTTAAAAAATGAGGATACACAAGATGAATTTTGAATAAATTATATAAATGAAAATGCTAGGATAGTTTCGCAAGTGCAAATACAAATTAAAGCAACAAGCTGAATAATCCCCTGAGAAACTATAAGCACCCTGAATACAACCAACCCTATTAATAATTTACAAATTGTCAAAATAAGTAAATGACTTGAGAAAGACACATTACATTTAGATAAATTAACAAATTTATGAGAAACTATTTTAAAACTTAATAATTAAAAAATGACTTTTCAAAAATATAACAATACTGATTTATGATTTGCTAAACTTACGGCTCCTATCTGAACTACAACAGTTGCATTCAGTGTAGATAATGGGGCTTTATTGCCAGCAAGTAATGCTGTAATGATGTTAGTTAGTAAGGATTCTGATTGAATTGTAACACAAAGAGAAATTGTTCATTATACAACAAGAACCTGAAACAGTATAACAGGAGTTACAAGAGCATTTGCTCCAGTGCCAAAAACAGATTCAGCAACAACAACAACACAACAACCCTGGGATTTTACCGTTGATGACACTATTTGAAATTATGTTTGAGTTGATTTTGCTAAGGATATACAAAATGAAATTGAAAGACTAGAAACTGATAAACTAGATAAAGATGAGTTAAGAACTTGATTATGAAATAATAAAATTCTTTATACAGATTCAAGTTGAAATGAAACAGAAATTGCAATATGAGCAACAGATTCTGTTTTGACATCAAATTGACCAACTAGTGCACCTAGTATGAAGGCAGTAACAGTAAAAGTTGAAGTTGAAACATTAACAAAAACTGTTACATTAGTAGAATGAGTAACTGTATGAGATTTTGTTTGAGTTGAGGATTGAGTTTGATTTTCTATGGTGGATGATTGAACAGTTTGAGGTTGAGCTTGAGATATTTGTATATGAGATAATTGAACAAAATTATATAAACTTGACGCTGCATCTATTTCTCAGCATACATTATCTACTCCTTATGATGTAACAACTGCAAGTTATGATAATGTAAGTTATGATACATCAAGTATTGTCTGATCATCTACTTATTGAATGTTTTTAAAGCCAGATTGAACAAAAATGTATATTGCTTCAAGACTAAATTCTAAGATTTATCAATATACATTTTCTACCCCTTATGATTTATCAACATTAAGTTATGATGGCATAAGTTTAGATGTAACCCCACAAAACCCTGAACCTTATTGATTAACATTCAATCCAGATTGAACAAAGTTATACGTTGTTTGAACAATTAATGATAAAGTATGTCAATATAATTTATCCGTAGCTTGGGCTGTGTGAACAGCCGCATACAACAATAGCTTGTCGTGTACTACGCCAAACCCCACCTGAATAACATTTAAATCAGATTGAACAAAAATGTATCTTCGCTATTATAATACAACTATAGTAAGCCAATATAATGTTCCTACTCCTTGGGACCTAACATCAGTAAGTACAACAGTTGAGGCAGAATGCTTTATGCCAGATAAATTTTGATTTTGAATGCAAATTTGAAATTCTGATACTACTCTTTATATTGCACATTATTCCAAGACTCGACAATATAAATATTGAAATGCACTTTGATTTACTTTAACAAATGCGACTATTCCTTGAAAAATAAAAGCTATTTGAGTTGCAAATGAAACAAGAACAGCTTGACAAGATGTAACATTAAATTTGTGTTTAGACGATAATCAATCTTGATTAAGTATATGAAAAGATTATTATTTATCTAATACACCGTGAGCAATAAGTCTAACACCTTGAACAAATAATGTTAAAGTATGAGTAGCAATATCTGCTACAGAAATATTTTTAAATACTCCTATTATTTAATTAAATTATTATGGTAAAAAAACAAGAACAAATAACTTGAATTATAACAACAATTACAGATAAATGAGATTATCTTTTTTGAGTGGATTATTCAAAAAGAAAGTGATATAAAAAAATTATTATCACAGAACAAGAAAAAGAAATACTAGAAAACTGATGAGAAATAAAGGATTGAAAAGTTATTGAAACAGATGAGTCAAAACAAAATGAATTACAAAAATGAATACAACAAATAAATGATGAGTTTGACAATAGAGTAGATGAATATTTAAAAGGATGTTCAAGAGTAGAAAAACAAACATTTTTAAAGCAAGAAATGGAGGCTGATTATATTGTTTGAAAATCAAGATTAACGGGAAAACTTTCTGATTTTTTAGAAGAGTATGCTAAAACCCAAGGAATAGATATAAAAGAACTTGCAAAAGATGTAAAAAGAAAAGCAGAGGAATATAATAAATTTCTTGCTATTGCATTATGAACAAAAAGGAAAAAAATAAAAGAACTAGAAAATACTTTTAATACTTAATTTTAAGCAAATGTACACAACAGGAACAACAACATTTACATCAGCTGAGTTAGTGGGGATATTTAGTAAATAATATAAAATATGTCAAAAATAATAGATTATAAAACGAATTATATATCTTCAAGTATAGATTGAGCTTGACCTCACCAGATAGATTATTTATCTGGGGTTAAAATTTGAGATTTATTAATTATGTACTGGTGAGCTAGTGATGACAATCTAGTTTCACTAGATAATCCAGGTTGGACTCAGTTGACAGGGGCTTCAATTACTCAAATTTCTTGCGAAATTAAATGTTATTATAAATTTGCTACTAGTGATAATGAGCAACCAAGCCCTTTTTCTACTACAAGTACAAGTATTGTTATATATATGCACTGAATAGCAATAAGATGAGTAAACACAACAACCCCTTTTGCAGATTCACAAAGTTTTCAAGAAACATCAAATTCTACTACTATAAACTATCCAACAGTAACAGCAACAGCAGAAAACCAATTAGCTATTTATATGGCAAATAGTGATGGAGGCAATATTACACCAACAACAGAGCCAACAGTAAGGCTAATAACAAAATATAATGACAATAATTTACATCAGAAAGTTGTAAACACAGGAGTAGTTGCAAGTTTTACAGCTTCAATTCCGTGAGCTGACCAGTGGAACAGTAGTTGCTTTATTATTAACGATGATACTTCACTATTAAGACCCCTGGAAATCCACCCTATTAAAGCATTATCAACAGTTACTTGAATTACTCATAATGAGTGAGGGTGGAGAGAAGCAATTTACAGCTCTTGAAAATCAATATTTACAGGAGAAAATAGAGTCGTTTACAATCCAGCTTTTGAGGTTTTTAGTGCAACAAATCAATATGTTTTAAGAGTTGATAATTTTTCTGGAGTTGATTTTACATCTTGAGAAAATATCACTATATGAAGTGAAACGGCTATTTTGTATAGAGTAGATATGTATACTTCTACTAGAGGGTATATGGTAGTATGAAATAGAAGTGGAAGTGGAATTGTTACAGATAATACAACTATTTCTTCTACTACTACGACTGCTAGTTGTTTAATATTTGGTGGCTCTTCTTCATACCAACACGATGTAACTAATTATTTCAGAAGTGACAATAAATTAAATACTTATCAATTAGTAAAAATAAGTGCAATGACTAGTATTTCAATTAGTGATGGTATTTATTTCTTAAAAGAACACAGATGAGCAAATAATAGCTCTGAATGATATTACTATAGCTTAACTTCCGATGCTGATGCTTTTGAAAACTGAACACTACAAACTCTAACAGCATGAACGGGAACAGCTACAATGAACGAGTATAATATGTGTACTTATGATTATAATACTACTGATGATTTTGATTATCCTAGACCAGCAAACTGACAATTTTGACGGTTTACAAACATCACTTGAAATTGTAGAAAATTCATAACTCCTAGAAATATGAGTGATAAAATTTTAGCAATATGGACAAGAGCAAGAAATTTATCAAGCACAAAAGCTGTATACTTTCTTGCAATTGACAATTCTAATGGTTGGAAATTATGGAAACTTTGGAAAAGATATTGACAAACTATAAATCCTGAACTTGCTATAATTAATTTAAATTCAACAGAAACACCAATCACACAATCAGGAAGTTTTGATATAACAAATGTATCTTATTATTGAATACTTGCAACTTGAAATACAAACACTAGTAGAGATTTATGTTATACATACGAACAGTATATTTTAGCAAAACAATATGTAACTTGATGATGAGTAACCTCTCCGGTAACTTTTAAAGATATTGATTTAATGCTAAGTAATGAAGAAAATAATTATTGAACTATTTATAATGAATCCATAATCTCAAATATAGAAAGTCAATATATACAAAATCAAAATTTAAGTTTGTGAGATGGTACAAAATATACTTATTTTGAAATGCAAAATAAAGCTTTGTCTTTACCAGCTCAAGCTGATTGAATTAATAACTTTATGTTTAATTTAGATAAAAATAAAGTTTGAATTGAAATAAATAATGTTAGTTGAAATATAACTAATAATATTATTTATGCAGATAAATGATGAATTTGGTATTCAAACAGTGGTGATACTCTAGATTATTCTTGAAGCATATTCATTAAACAAAATTTTATTACTCAACACGGTAAAATTTATAATTCAATAAATTTAATTGATTGCTGAATAATTGAAAATAAAACAGCAAAATTTTTAAATTGTATTTTTGAAAATACTACTCTCGAAATTGATAGTAGTATTACAGAAAAAATAACAGATTTAAATTTTAAAGATTGTGATTATGCTTTAAGAATTACTGGATCTGATGACTTTTATTTAGAAAATATAACAATTGAAAACTGCACGAAAGATTTATATTTTACGGCTACTACTTGAACTATTAACATAACTATATGAAGTACTTCTACAGAGTCTCTAACTTATGACACAGCAGGTGTTACTGTAAACTTTATAACAGCTCCAAGTACCGTAGATGTAGCGTTCCACAATGCTTTTAACGGAGTAGTTTATATAGATGTAGATAATGGAATTGATAATAGTGCGGAGCCTTTTAATTGAACGGAGCTTTTGCCTTGTAAAACATATGTAAGAGCTTTTGAGATTTCTCAAAATCCATTATTAAAAATAAATACATTTCAGCTAGCTTGAACTTTAATATTAGACCAGAATGTAGACTGAAAAGAGTTTATAGGTTGGAAAAGCTGAAAAATAGACCTAAATAATCAATCTATGTTGGCAACTAGATTTAGAGAATTAGAATTATATTGAACACAAAATACAGTATGATTATTCTATGATTGCAGAATTGCTAACTTACAAGGATTAAATGGAGTTTATGAGGATTGTAAATTCTTAGTTGATACAGCACTTGAAGTACAAGCTAATGCTTGAATAATGATGAATAATTGTGTTAGTCAAGTGCCGTGAAGTAACAGCCCTACATTTAATTATGCAAACTGAAATATTTCTTTAAATATGAGAAATTATTGTTGAGGAATAAAAATAATAAATTCTGCTAATGCTAATAATGTTTCTACTTATGAATTTGTGGCTTGAAAGTTTAATTTTGACACTTCAAATACACTAGGTTCGTTTGATGTTAGGGGTGTTATTGATGACACAAATATTAATAGTTGAGGTGCTACGGTTACCTTGAATGGTGCTGTAAGTTGAGGTAGTTGAGATAGTTGAGGTGCTACAGCTTCTGAAATATGGAGTTATGCAACAAGAATTTTAACAGGAACAGTAACAACAGATACAGCAAGTAGAACAGCAAGTAAGGCGGATATTTCTTGACTTGCAACCGAAAGTAACGCAACAACAAATAAAAATAGTATTATTACTGAAATTAATGCAAACGAAACTAAGCTTGATATAATTGATACTAATGTTGATACAATAAACACAAACACGGCAAATGTAAATCAATATAAAGCTGATGTTTCTTGATTATCCACAGAGGCGAACGCAACAACAAATAAAAATAGTATAATAGCCAAAGTAAATGCAAATGAAACTAAACTTGACATTATTGATACAAATATAGATAATATAAAAGTTGTTATAGATACTAACTTAGATGCAAAAATAACTACAAGAAATGCGATTGCTCCTGATAATACTTGAATAAGTGATATCAAAACAAAAGTATTGACTTTGACTAATTATGATGACACAACAACACAAGCTAAACTTGATATAATTGAAAGATTAAATAGATGAAGTATAAAAATAGAAAATAATAAATTAACATTATATGATAGTGTATGAACTATCCAAGAATGGAATTTATTTGATGAAAATAATGACCCTAGTAATGAAGACACATTTTACAGAATAAAAATATAATTATGAGTACTCTGGTAACATTTTGATTATGAAAAAGCTGATGAACAAGCGAGATAGTAAATAATTATTATCAAAATCTAAAAGTAAAAATAGTCCCTCAGATAAAAATAAAAATAAATAATAATGTAAAAATAAAAACAAATAAAGTTTTAAAATTGAAATTATCCAAAAATAAAATAATATTAGAAAAGAAAAATAAAATAATTATTAATAAATAAAATTATGCAAACTATAACAATGAAAGAATGATGTACTAATCCGTTCAGTATTCAAGTTGTAAGTGATAAATGACAAGTAATAGACTTAACAGCTTATGATTGAGTGGATTTTATTATGGTTGAAAAAGAAACAAAAACTGTTGCCATTAATAGTGCTTGAAGCTTTATTTGAGATAAAACAGATTGATATGTTTGATTTACCTTTACAGAAGCACAGAGCTGAACTCCCTGAACATATATAGCTTATTTTATTCTTAAAACTGGTACTACTAAGGTTTTTGGTGCTCCAGCTGAAAACTTTAAAATTGTTATTACTGAGGATTATATTGATTAATTAAGAATCTATGGAAGAAAACAACAAAGAATTGTTTTACAAAATGAACTCTAAGCTTGATTTGATTATAACAGGTCAAAAAGAGGCTTTTGCTCAATTAATGAAAGAACTTGACTTATTAGCTAATCAAATAAGGGAAAACAAAATAAATATTGATAGATGCTTTGAAGCAGATAATCAAATGCAAAAAACAATATGGGGGCATAGAATAGCTCTTATCTTTCTTTGAATTTGATTATTTATTTTACTTGTTTCAAAAATGTAATTATGGATGCAGGAATAATAGAGAAATTACTTGAATTTTCAAAAATAGCTGGGAGCCATAGCATCCTTATTCTTATGATATTCTATCAATGGTTTTTAATAAACAAAATAAATAAAATGTTTGTTAAAAGAACAGAAAAAAAAGATAGTATTATTTTTAACTTACACGATATTAATAACAAACAAAATCTAATTTTACAAAAAGTAACCTCAAAACTAGACACAATATTTACAATTATGTCTTCTTGTAGACTAAACACTAAGATTTGCACTAAATGTAAAAATAAAGAAGCAAAAAAGATTTGACAAAAAAAATAATCTTAATATAATGACTTTGCTTTTTTATGTATTTCCCTCTATTCATTAGGGGGATTTCTCATACATTATCCAGTCATCCAATAGTAGGATATAGATTAAATTCTATGTATACTGGTTCGATTCCAGTCTGAGGAGCCATTTTATTTATTAACTTAAGCTTATGAAAAAAACATTAAAAAAAATAAACAAAGAATTATTTGTAATGGTGGAATGAGAAAAAATTATAATTACAAATGAAAATAAAAATGATTATAATATAAGTTGAAATATTAATAATATAAGGTGAAATATTAGTTATATAAATTGAAATGTTAGTAATATATGGTGAGATGTTTATGATATAAATTGAAATGTTAGTAATATAAATTGAGATATTAGTGATATAAGTTGAGATGTTAGTAATATAAGTTGAGAGATTAGTGATATAAATTGAAATGTTAGTAATATATGGTGAGATGTTAGTTATATAAATTGAAATGTTAGTAATATATGGTGAAATGTTTATGATATAAGTTGAGATGTTAGTTATATAAGTTGAAATGTTAGTAATATATGGTGAAATGTTTATGATATAAATTGAAGTGTTAATGATATAAGTTGAAATGTTAATAATATAAGTTGAGATGTTAGTTATATAAGGTGAAATATAGATGAATGTAAAATAACAAAAGAAGATTTAAAAAATGGGAAAATTGATATTAGTAATTTATTAACTTAAAAGCTTATGCTTTGATTTTTAGATAATATCATATACACTCTTATAACTTAATTAATAATTTATAAAAAATGAACCTAATATTTATATGTTTAATTTATATTGTTCTTGCAATATTACTAGTATCTTTGATGTTCTGAGCAATAGCAATGATTGTGTGGGGAATTAGTTTAATACTATGAATAGCATTCAATATATTTTTTGTTATTTGAGGATTTGTATTATTGATATTTTTATTTCTTTTTTTAATAAAATAATGAATTTAAAAAAGTTAAAAAAATTGGTTAAACAATGAATTACTATTAATTAATAATATACTGATAGTGTAATGATACTATAATGATAAGTAACAAAATAAACAAACTACAAGATTATTTAAAGAGGTAGTGAACGTCTCAACTAATAAATAAATTATGAGCAAGCCTAAGTGTCATTACTGTAAGAACCTAGCAACCCACAGAAGAACGGTTGACATAGATATAAGAGGAGTACACTTATGTGATAACAAGGAATGTTTTAATAGATTTTTTATGATATTACATAAAATCAATTAAATGAATATTCATACTTGTATGAATAAATTTATAAATTATTTGCAATTATAAAAAAAATTTATATAATCCTCTTACGAAATAAAATAATTTTTTGTAAGGCTTTAACAAAAAAAACACACTAACCAGTGTGTTTTTTTTGTCATCAATATATTGCCTATATATTGCCTATACAATGCGGACTAGCAGTGTTATGAATTATTTTTTTTTGTTTTTTTATTTGACAGAAATTAAAGCGGCCCCTTATAATATATAAGTGTTGTTAAGAAATAATAAATCCTTTATATAAATTAATATATTAAAGCTTAAAAAGTTTAAAAAGTTTAAAGCTTTAATATAAAAACTATAGATCTTAAAAAAAATAAAAAAAGTTTAAAAAAGATTTGCAATTATAAAATAATTTTATATAATCATATTACTTGGAAACAAGGTTGTTACAATCAAATTTTAGAAAAGCAACACCTTTTAAAATTTGATTGTAACAATAAAACATAACTGTTTAGAACTCTTGGATAGGTGTTGTTAAATATCCAAGAGTTTTTTTTGCTTAAAAATATGAAAGACTTTATAGATGAAATACTTTGAGAATTATCACACCTAACACAAAAACAAGTTTACAGGCTATTTTGTTCTATGAACCAAAGAATAAAGCAATTCTGAGACTTCTGAATGTGAAAGAGGGATGGTATTAGATTTTGATTATCTGAAAGACAGATGCAAAAGTTTATCAATCTAATGATTGACTATGGATTTTTAAAAATAAAAAGAAGAGTAAGATCTAATAGAGGTTTCTTATGCAGATTGTTTAGTGCTAGTGAGGAGTTATTAAAATATTTTTGAGAGATAAGAAATTTTGTTTTAAAGAAATTTAAATATATAAATCCAAAGGAATATATGTTGGCTAGGTTCCCCGTAATAAGGGACAGGTATTGAAAACTAGAGTTCAGAGTAAATGGACAAAAATATTTTGTAAATAAGCGATGACGATTCAAGGATAAGATATATTGAGAAATAGAAAATAGAATTATTAATCCTTTAGTTTTAATTTAATCATTAAAACATTATGAGAAATTTAAATAGTTGATAAAAATAATAAAGGTAACATACAAGATTTAGCAGATGAAATAGCTAAACTAGAAAAGAAATTATAATATTATGAATTATAATTTTTAAAAAAGTTTAAAAAAGATTTGCAATTATAAAATTATTTACTATACTAGACACACACATAAAAACTCATATTAGTGGTATGAAGTTACTCTACTATTAATATGAGTTTTAGCTTCCTTGCCACTAACAAGAAAGCTTTTTTGTGAGTCTAAGGCTTCGGCTGGGGTGTTATATTGATTGTTGTAAACAATATAT